GAAACCCTCTACGTTTGACAAGGCAGTTGATTGGGTGCTTGGTAGAGATAAAGAAACAAAAGCAATACGTAGAAATATTAGTAGAACCGGATCGAAAGGTCGAATAGACCAAGAAGGTGAAACGTATTCAAATTGGGTTTACTCTCACCCATACACAAAAACACCATATCGCAGAAAAATGTGGGATAAACAAGATCATAACGAATGGGAAGAGCGTCAAACTAAGATAAACAAGGTTAGTCACCCTAATCAAAAAGAAATTTCAACTAATAGCAAACCAATTGTTGAATCTAGTAGTGAGAAAAAACCTGTAAAGAAAGTACCTAATGAGGTAAAACAGACTATACCTGCAAAGATTGCAAAAGAGGTTGTAAAGGATGATGCCACAGTTACAGGTACATCCTACGCAGAAAGGGTAAAAGCCGGAAAGCCGTTAATGAGTGTGCATGGGGATCATCATCCACGGCCACGGTTAAACCCAAGTAAAACTACTAAACCTAAAATTAAAGGATTTGGGGATGAATGGTCTGGCGAAGTTCCTGATTTATCTGATAATAGTTTGTCGGATAAGATAGGTAAGTCGCTATCCGAAATGTTTGGTAGTTATTCAGCACATTCTGGTGTAGAAGGTACTTCAAGTTGGCATGAAAGAAAGTATAAAAAAGGTAAGCGCACTCTGTAATGCAATGGGTTGATGCCGATAGCCTGTATAGTTACAAACATCTCTCTAAAGTACAACGAGAGTTACGTAATACGGCTGTAAATAACTTTGAAGCCTTTATACGGTTAGTAGCTCCTTATCAGTTAATGGCACATTGTCATGTTGAAATGTGTAAATGGGCGCAGGAATATGCAAATGAAAATCGTCTACTTCTTTGGCCTCGTGATCACGGTAAGTCTCGTTATGCTGCCTTTTACGCTTCTTGGGAGATAACTCGTGATCCTTCTACTACCATCATTTATGCTAGTGCGACTGCTGAAAAGGCCGAAGAACAATTAAGATTTATTAAATCAATTATAGACAACAAAATAATGAAGAGGTATTTCCCTGGGTTACTTAACGAAGAAGAAGGACGAAGAGAAGCTTGGAATAAGACATTTATAGTGGTAGATCATCCATACCGAAAACGCGAAGGTGTGGTTGATTCTACCCTTATGACTTGTGGGCTAGAGAAAACAATTACTGGGAAACACTGTAAAAAACTTATCTTAGATGATATTGTCGTACCAGAAAATAATACTGAAACAGGCCGTAGGGACGTTAATTCATGGGCAGCACAAGCAGCGTCTATTATGAGTGCTGATAGTTCCATGTTTGTAGTTGGTACTAGATACCACCCTAAAGATGCCTATCAAATTATGATGGATATGGCATATGATGAACCAGAAGAAAATGAAGATGGTGATATTACAGTAAATGAAATACCTATGTTTACTGTGATGATGGATAATGTAGAGGACGATGGGGAGTTCCTATGGCCTCGTCATCAACGCAAAGATGGTAAATATTTTGGGTTTAACACTACTGTTCTAGCTAAGAAAAGGGCTGTGTATGAAGCTACAGGTGAGATAACACAGTTCTACGCACAATACTATAACGATCCTAACGATAAGTCTACTGCCCCTATAAGCCGTGATTTATTTAAATACTACAAGAAAGAAGAAGTTGAATATGTGGCAGGGCTTTGGACGATTAAAGGGCGACCAGTATGGGTCTATGCGGCAGTTGATATGGCTGCATCTACAAAAGACACCGCAGATTATACAGTCGTTACAGTTGGTGCGATTGACGAGGACGGGAATAGATACGTTATTGATATTGATAGATTCAAATCTGCAAAAACATCCGAAATATTGGCTCGTTTGCGATCTTCATACGAAAGATACATATTCAAAAAACTGCGAATCGAAGCTGTGTCAGGGTTTAGACTCGTGGCACAAGATTTGGCAGATAGATTAACAGAGATGGGAATACGTATTCCTATTGATCTTTATATCCCACCAAATACAGAAGGCAAGTTTGCGAGGGTAAATGGTATATTGGAACCTCTTTACCAATCTGGAGCTATATACCATTATCGTGGGGGTAATTGTCAAGTTCTAGAAGATGAACTTGTCTCAGTAAACCCCCTACATGACGATACTAAGGATTCATGGGCTATGTGTATAGATTTAATGGTTAAACCAATCCAAAGGCGTTATAATCAAAATACAAACGTGCTACAATTCCATAAACGCTTTGGAGGGGTCGCAGCATGAGTAAAGCAAGTACGAGTGGACACACACTTTCGATAGAAGATGTAAATGATGTTGCTGTGCGTATATCAGAAATGTGGACACGTTATAATACAGAACGGCGTAATGCCCTTACTCTAAACGAAGAAGCAAGACGTTTTATTTATGCTACTGATATTGATAGTACTTCTGCTGCTGATTTAATTCATAAAAATAGAACACATCAGCCAAAACTTACGCAAATAGCTGACACACTTAAAAGTCAATATTTTGAGGCTTCTTTATCAATGCCTCAATTCTTCCGTTTCCCTGCACCAAAAGGAATAACTCCATCCGTAGCTACAGCTATGGAAAAATGGTTAATGGTCAAATTTGAACAGCGTAAATTTAGAGAAGCTGTAGGTAGGGAGTTAGCAAATGATTTTGTGGATTACGGTAATTGTTTTGTATCTGTTGATTATGTACTGGAACGAGGTCACGATAATAACATTACATATAAAGGACCAGATTGGAAGCGTGTATCGCCAATGGATATTGTTTTCAATCCTCGTGAAAAATTCCATAAAAGTGCTAAAATCGAAAGAACACAATTTCATGTAGCGGATATAAAAGATTTTCCAAATAAATTCCCTAATGCTGGTTTTAATAAGGGAATTATTCAAAAAGCCATATCTACTCGACATCCCGAAGGAATAGATGATTGGGTAGAGGTTATAAAAAATCGTGGCCTAAATATGGATGGTTACGGTGGTTTCGATCAATACTTTAAACAGGATATGGCTGAAATACTTATCTATCGTGGTGATGTATTCAATCCTGCAACTGGTGAAACACAACGTAATAGAGTCGTATATGTCATGGATAAAGTCCATGTTATACGTAACGAGCCTTCCCGTTCTCCTGCTAATTTTACAGGGATACATCATGCAGGATGGCGTATTAGACCAGATAACTCATGGGCGCAAGGTCCACTAGATAATCTTGTTGGTATGCAATATCGTATAGATCATCTAGAAAATCTTAAAGCAGATGTATTTGATATTATAGCGCAACCCGTCCTCTTTGTGAAAGGGGATGATGTAATGGAACCTTCAGACGGATATAGACCAGGGGCAATATACTATGGTGGTGTTGATTCTGATGTGCGTTCTATTGTTCCTGACGCTACAGCTTTAAATGCCGATAACCAAATTGCTAACTATCACCGTATGATGGAGGAGATGGCTGGTGCGCCACCGGAAACAAGAGGTATCCGTACTCCTGGTGAAAAGACAGCATTTGAGGTTAGTAAGTTAGATCAAAACGCAACAATGATGTTCGTTGATAAAGCACGTTTATTTGAACGTATGCTGGAAGGTCTACTTAAAGAAACATTTGAATTAATGCTCCTCAATTTTGATATTGAAGATTATGTTGAAATATTCGGAGAAAGTGCTGAAGCTGATGCACTAGCAGTATTAGCTCAACAAACTGCTCTGTCACGAGGGGAATTTGTAGCGGTAGGTGCAAGGCACTGGACAAGACGTAATCGTGAAACTCTAGAGATGAATAACTTTATGACAGGCCCAATGCAAGACCCGAAAGTTAGGGCGCATGTAGATGGGTCTAAGTTAGCTAGTTTCTGGGAACGTAAACTTAACATTGAAGATGAAGGGATTGTAGAAGATTATGCAGGAATTAAAGAGGATGTCCGACTTCAAGCAATCGCTCAAGAAGAAGCTAAACGACTCCAAGAGGTCAGCCAAGGGCAACCAATTGGAGTTGGAGATGTCTCCGGCACTGGTGTCGAGACTTTTACCGAAGAAGGAGGACAAGGAGACAGTGCTGGCCCAGGCGAAGGGGAGTCCGCACCTCCTGGGATTCCTGCGGGATTACCTATATGATGAGATTCTTGATAACACCTTTACCGAGGGTTATGGAGAAGAAAGAGCTTTTCACGATGGAAAAGCATACGAAGCTAAAAATATCTTAAATTTATTAAAGGGGTTATCAAATGACTGAAGCATTGACCGATGCTCTAGAAAATTTAGAAGAGGTTGACCAACCAAAAGAAGAAGCAAAAGAACCAGAAGTTACCCAAGCTGCTTATGTAGACCAACTAGTAGGTGACGGTAAAAAATATAAGTCAACAGACGAACTGGCAAAAGCGTACCACCACGCTAATTTACATATTGAAGAACTCAAATCTGACCTGAATGAGTACAAAGGTGGAAAAGAACTTCTTAACGAGGTTCTAAGCGAAATTCGTAATTCCAATGAGGAAGAGAGTACAGATACTCCTGCTCCACCACAAGCACCAGTTGAGACTCAAATTCAAACGGAAGATGTAGCGAAGATCGTGAATGACCAATTTGAACAACGAGAAGCACTCGCACAAGCTCAAAATAATGTGAATACTTCTTTAGAAAAATTGGTCGGAATATACGGCTCAGAAGTTAATGTTAAAGCAGCCGTTTCCAAAGCCATTGGTAATGACAAAAATGTAAAAGATGTCATTGATAATCTGAGTCGAACAAACCCAGATACAATGGTTAAATTCATCACTGGCATTGTTCCTACATCAGAAGTCGATGTTAGTAACACGCCAGCAATCAACAACTCTTCTGGGAGCGTACCAGCATTTGAAGGGGTACTAACCTGGGATAAGTGTCGGGAAGTTCGGAAAGAAAACCCACGCTTATATAAGAGTGTCGAGTTCCGTAAGCAGATGGAGGTTGCTGCCGCCGAAGCTGCGGAACGAGGTGTTGATTTCTTTGCAACTTAACTAAGGAGGAATCGAGATGGCTCTCGACACATCCAATAATTCTCAATTGATCCGTACAAATGTATGGGCAAATGAGGTTAAGGATGTTCTTCAAGAAGAGCTTATGATGGATTCTCATGTCCGTTGGATAACTGAGTTTCCTGATGGCGATACGTTGAACATCCCCACATTGTCAGAAATGACAGTGCGAAATTATTCTGAAGGGGCGCAAGTCACTTTAGATGACCCAACTACGGGCAACTTTACGCTAACTATCGACAAATACTATCAGTCAGGTTTTAAAATCCCTGAGAAGTTTCGTCACGATAGTTTTTATGTTAGCGTTGCAGAAAGCAACTTTGTCCAGAAACTAACTCGTGCGCTGCTAGAGCAGAAAGAGTCTGATATTGCCAACTTGCAATCAGAACAAACCTCTGCCAACCCTAATACCATAAATGGCGTTGACCATCGCTATGTTGGTACGGGTACGACTCGTGTCATTGCTCTTGCTGACATCCAAAAAGCTAAACTTGCTTTGGATAAATCAAAAGTAATGCGTGGAAACCGTCGTGCATTTGTTGATCCAGAAGTAACTTACCAGTTGCAGACGATCAGTAATGTAATTCAGCAAGACGTATATGGCTCTAACGCTCATCTCCGAGAAGGTATGAACGGTACGGCTTATGTAGGTCGCTTTGCTGGATTTGATCTGTTTGAGTCGTTATTCCTTGATAACTCTCTTACGGATGCTATCACGGCAACCGCCCCCAGTGCTGGTGCTTTAACTGCCACTGGTGGTGTAGCTAATATGTTCCTTGGTGAAGAAGCCTTCATCGGAGCAATGAGGGCCATGCCTGATATGGATGCATGGTATGACAACAACACTCGTTCTGACGTATATCATGTGACTATGCGTTACGGCATTAAGCTGTATCGTCCAGAATCACTTGTTATAGTCATTACAGACTGATTAGGAGGATAAAATGGCTCAAGTAAGAACTCCTGCTGGATCGGCTGCTGGTGCGGGTGCTGGTGAATACTTAGCAAGTACCCAAATTCCTACGGATATTACGTGGGATGACCAAGTTGGTGCTACTAATCGCCTAAAAGATGGAGTAGTAGAATACATGAAAGATGTTACTACTTCTGCTGACTTTACATGGGAAATTGTTGCTGAAGACAATGGCAAAATTTCTATGTTAAAGTACGCTAATGGTGCAGTAGCTATGGATGGGTCTGTTGGTTGGGAACTCTCCTTTATCAATAAGACTAACTCTGACGATGTACTTGGGTACTTTGGTATTGGCTCTGGTACTGAAGCAGCTAAAGGAACGGATAATGACACTGCCGTTGCAGCGTATGGTGCAGCAGAGATTCTCTGCACGGACACTAGCCGCTTCAATAAAGGTGACATTATTCATGTCACGGCTGATCGTGATGGTAGTACTGGTGTTGGAGTATTCCAACTCGTACTCTCATACGAGAATGAAGGCCGCTAAACTGTAAACTATAGTTGGGAGGGGGCTAATACTCCCTCCCATACTATAAGGAGAATAATATGGCTACTGCACATTCCACACTAACTGGGGCAGACTTGCACGAGCCGAAGGGTGTGGCTTCTGCAAACGCCGACGATCTTTATATTGCTAATGGCTCTGGGAGTGGAGCTTGGACTGCTGCTGATAATAATATTTACTTGTCCGTTACTATGGCAGATGTAAGCACGGCTGCAAGTGTCTGGATACCTTCCCCATGTACAGGTAATATAACTAAAATACAAACTATAATTAACGGTGCTATTGCAACATCAGACGTAGTTATTTCAACTGAAATTAACGGAACGGCTGTAACAAATGGTAATATTACTATCACTCAATCTGGCTCTGCTGCTGGTGATGTGGATTCATCTTCACCATCTGCGAATAGAACTCTAGCAATAGGTAATAAACTTGAAGTGATTACAAATGGAGCATCGACTAATACTGTAATTGCCACAGTTATGTTTACTATTGCCCCAACATAAGAGATAAGCTATGAAACTTACGCTCCTTGAAATAGTACAGGATATGCTAACTGCTACTGACTCTGAAAATGTAACTGGAGTTGGGCAGACCGAAGATGCAGGGATGTGTGTTAATATTGCTAATAGGGAGTTTGAAAGACTTATCTCTAACTATCGTTGGAGGCACACACGCACTTTAGGAAAATTAGAAGTAACTAGTAATAAAAATGAAATGACATTACCAACAACTGCTATTGTATTAGACCCATATACAATGTACTACGCTGGTGATAGAGTTTACTGGATGGATTACGATAGGTTTCTTGCATATACAATAACACGATCAACTTCAGAAAGTAATATAACGGAAGTTAATAATGTGCATGTGTATACTGATCGTAACCCTCAATATTTTACAAGTTTTGATGATTCAACTATTGTATTTGACTCATACCCAAATGCATCTGGATTGTTAAAGGCAAATACCGATGTTATGCTCTACGACCATCCAACTAGTCGTTTAACAGCAGATGGAGAATATTTTGACTTACCACCACAAGCATTTCCAGCTTTAACCCAAAGATGTATTGCTCGTGCGATATTAGAAATAAAAGGGGATACTCAAGGGTATTCTGCTATTAAGCGTGAAGCAGACAATGCTATTGCGTCACTATCAAGAAATGCCCGATTAGTAGATATCCCTGATGATAGACGTAAACATGTAATACCACGTACTTCAATGAGAAACACTTTTAACCGAACAGAAAGGATACTTCCATAATGCAAAAGGTAGATTTGACCGAATTTCCTAATGGTTCTGGATGGCATGTTATTCACGACCCTAATAATATGTGTTATAAGATAAAATCAGAAAAGGGACAAGTACGCGATGAAATTTTTACGCATAGGACATTTGCCGAAAAAGCTTTGTATGACTATCTTAAAAAAGTATCGGCTCCTCCGCAAAAAGTTGGTAGACCTTCTAAGAAGTAAAATATGCCCTGATGTCGACTAGAAAACTACAATTACCCGTTGCTGGCTTTACAGACGGATTGAATACTGAAGCTTCAGTTCTTAATGTTTTACCATCTGAAATGATGGATGGAACGACAAATGTAGAATTGTTTCAGAATGGTTCAACTCGTAGACGTAGAGGAGTGGACTTTATTGGAGCTTCTGATGCAGGAGGCTATCTACAAACTGTTCGTACAGCAACTATTGCTAGCGAGTTAAAGCAAGAATCTCCTGCAAGTATATATGTAGCTTTAACTGCTCCAAATGGTAATATAGTAGAAAAGATAGTTATGGACTTAAATAATGAATTTTGGGTCTTTGACGTAACAAACCAAGCTTTAAGAAACTTTGAATCACCTTCGCAAAAAATTAGTAGAACTGTAGATGGAATTATACATGCTGATGACCAGCAAAAATATGTTAATATGCAATTCTCACAATCTGGTAAAAGATTATTTTTTGCAGGGAAACATATACATCCAGGTTATTTACAAGTAGCTTCGGATAATACAACATTAGAAGTTATATACTTGAGTGTAATTATCCGTGATCCTGATGCAACAAGGGCTAATGCACGAGTAAAGCACAATTCTAGATGGTACTCTTGTGTAAAAGATAATACAAATATAGAGCCAGGAGATAGCTCGTCAGGGTGGGAAGAATACTGGATATTAAATGATGGTGCTATACCAAGTGCTGTAGCATCATGGAGTTCGGCCACAGCCTACGAAGCTACAATGTTAGCTCGTTATGATAAATACACATCTGTAGCATCAACAGATACATTCCCTACTACAGTAGCGTTTTTTGCTGGTAGTGCATGGCTAGCTGGTGATCCTAAGTATCCTAACTATGTATATTTCTCACAAGTTGTCATTTCTGACAGTGACCTAGAAAAGTACCATCAATTTGCTGATCCGTTTGATACAACTGATTCAGCAATTGTCGATGATGATGGTGGTGTTATAGCCATACAAGGTGCTGGCCTTATTAAACGCTTAATGACGCTAGGTACATCTGTATTTATTGGATCAAACACAGGAATATGGCAAATTACTGGTCCTAGTAATCAGTTTAAGGCTACTGATTTTGTATCGTATAATGTGCTAGAAGATGGAATAGATGGTCCTGAATGTATCGTAACTGTTGATGATGAATTTATAGTTTTTGGGCAGAATACAATCTGGCGATCTGTTATACAAAATAGTTTATCGGTAACTACGAGTGGGCAAGCTACATTCCGAAGTGTCTCAGAGAATAGGGTAGAAACTCTTTACACGACTATACCTCGAAGCTCTAAAGCAGCAGCTAGAGCAGTATACAACCCATCTGAACGTAAAGTATTCTACTTTTACAATAAAATAGAGACAGATTTTACAAAATCATATGGGACATTGCAACAGCCAGGGTATACTAAAGATGTATTGATTCTGGATACTAGATTCCAAGATGATATCCTACCAACAGAACAACAACAAAAACTACGTAGGAGTGTTAAGGGAGCTTTTTACACATACGAGTTTTATGATGGTGCAAATGCATCAAAACCGTATATTGCATGTCCTATAATTTCCCCTGATGTTCCTGCCATTGATGAACCTGTTACAGCAGCAGGGACAACAGTTATAACTTCAACAGGAGATTCCGTTGTTGCCGCAGGGACGGCTGATCCAAAAGATGTTTTACTAATTTTAGCATTACATAGGGCAGAAGCTGGAGGTAATGCGACTATTAAAGCAGCTTTTGCAACACTCAATACAACTACTCTAAAAGATTGGAACTCTGACACTACCTATGCTGTCTCTTATGATAGTCCTATATTCTGTGGTCTACAGACAGGTGGAGATGCACTTCATAATAAAAACTTAACATATCTTTATGTAGCATTTAAACGAACTGAAAGTGGTACACTAGATGCTAATGGGCTAGACTTGACCCCTGGAGGATGCTATCTGGCAACTGCGTGGGACTATGCAACGAGTGATGATGCGCCTGGGCATAGTACATTTTATGATTATGTTGTTAATGCTAGTGGAACAAGTATTATTGATGCTTTAGGCAATAATGTATATAGCCGTAACCCAATGCGTGAAATATACCATCCCACTAGATACACAAATTCATTAGCAGGATCAGGTGATGATGGATATAGCCATGTACACTATAAGCACAGAGTACGTGGTAGAGGTAATGTTTTTCAAATACTCTTCACTAATGATGGAGATAAAGACTATCATTTAATAGGTTGGACACAGCAGTTTCATGGTAAACCCGATTAATACGTTTTACAATAATTTACATTGCCAAACCCTTATTGTAGAAAATAATCAAGAAATACTAGGTGTTATTAAAGCAGAATGTCATCAAGAATGTCTTTTTTTACATCCTAAATTATATAAAGTAAATAAGCAAACTTTGCGGATATTCAAACAGAAATTTTTAGAATTTACTATCAGTTTACGCGACAATTTATACTATGAACACTGTTACGCGGATACAAAAAAGGGTAGATGGGTGAGATTTTTAACAAATAATAAAGCTAAACCTGTTGGAGAAGGCATAGAGGGCATACTCTATGAGTATGAGTTAATATAATGGCACAAGCAGTTCCTTTTTTAATTGCCGCATTTGCTATGAGTGCAGTTTCTCAGTATATTCAATATCAAGATGCTAAGAAAAAAGAAAAACGTGTAAAACAACAATTAGATTTACAGAAAAAAATAGATACAGAACGTCTTGCAGCTAAAAAACGACGAGATGATAATATACTTATAGCAAAATCTAGATACAGAATTGGTGCTATGGCTAGAGTAATGGGAAACCGTCAAATGGTAAGTCAAGCTCCTATGGCTATTCAGGGAGTACGTAGTAATTTACAAGGGCAATTGGATTACAATACAGAAGCATTTGAAAGAGAAAAAGCATGGACAGCATCCCGAACTGAGTTAGCTGGTATTCAAAGTGAAGCTTCACCATTCAGTTCTCAACTAATGACAGGTGCTTTAGATACAAGTGCATCTTTAACTTCTAAACTAGGTATGAGTAAAATATAGGATCATAATTATGGTTGCATTTGGAGTTAAACAACAGGATACAACTGCTACTGCTGGTGACTACAGAGCCAGGGATGTACCAACATTACGTCAAAGTGATTATAAAGCTCAAGCTGTGGCTAGTGGATTCAGTCTCCTAGAAAGAATAGGTAGTGAAACGTTTGCAAGGTATGAGACTAATAGAATTAGTGGTGCTATTAATAAGATAAAAGCTAGTGATGATGCCTTGATAGACCAGGATGCCACTGTTGCTGAAAGGTATACAAATTATAAGCAAAATATAGCTAATTTATCAAATGAGAATTTTTCTCAAACTGATATAAAAGCTGTAAGAACAGCCGCGCAATTTAATAAAGACATAATTACTGTTAGGGATGCATCTGGTGATTTAAGATCATATTCACAACAAGCAAAATCATATGTAACTGACGATCCAGGGTATGATAAAAACGATGAAGCAATTGATAAAATATACGATGAGGCAGGAGAAAATCTAGGTGAGCTAGCATATGCCCAAACTTTTGCACCAACATCATTTGAATCATTTGACAAATATATATCTGATCCATTAGAAACCATAGCAAATGGTCAACTATGGACAGAAGCAACACAAAAACAAGTTGTAAAAAAAGCCCAAGTAATGTCTCATGGTATAGGCCGCATACGAACTATATTCCAACAACTTAATAGACCAATAAACTCAGCTTTAAGTCCTACTGATGATGCAGAAATTATGAGTGCTAATTATGGAAGACTCACAATGGAATTATCCCAAATTCGCTCCCAATTAACTGATGATTTTTTCCTTGATTGGGTAGGGAAAGGAGTCAACAAAGAAGCTATTACAGGTTTATGGAGAAGTTTTGTAGGTGACATGCGACCTCACCTAACCCCAAAGATTCTTAAAGCTATTGGCGATTCAGATGGAACAAAAATATCTAAATTCTTTTCAGATAGTGAAACGTATTTAAATCAAGTTAAAGATAGAGTACTTAAAGAGGGTGATAAAGGTACTCGTATTGATGTTATGAATAATATGGTAGTAGAAAAGAATTTAGAAAGAGACCTAAGAGAGCATAAGGTATTTCGGGAACTACCTGAAGAAACTCAAAATATGATTTTGAAAGCAGATAATATGAAGCATCTTTCTTATGCCTTTGGAGTTTTAAGAGAGTCTAACGTAGATATTAAATCTCAAGGTTTCGCAGATATGGTTATAAAGGCTTTTAGAGCTGATATTCAAACTTCTTTAAATAGTATGCTATCACAGTGGGAAAGAGGAGAATGGCCTGGAGGAGAAGCGTGGGTAAGTGATATAAAAAGGATAGAAGATGGTGAGTTTGGAATGATTTTTGATAAGAAAGAAAAACTCGATAGAGTTACAAAAGCATTAGGTGTATTCGTAACTAAATTTACAAATAAAAAAGATGCTACTCAAGCAGAAAAAAATGCTGCTGAACGTGTCCAAAAAGCTATAAATACTCTAAAAGATAGACGACAGAGAATGATTAACTAATGGAAAATACTTCTGTGCTAGAGCAAGAACAAGTTGCTACTTCTCAGCCTAAAGATAAAGAGGAGATAATCTTCAATGAACCTATCCGCTATAACTCTTCATTTGATGTAAAACCTGTCTCCCCTCCTGTTGAAATTTCGACTAACCCTACTCACGAAAGAGATATTGAATATAAGTTAGCACAAATGGCAGGGACTTCAGATTTCGACACTTTACAGGAGTCATCTGTAGCTGATGAGTATAATAAATTAAATGCAGCGGTAGTTTCTGCAACTAGAGAGAGTAAATTTACTAGGGAAGATTTTATTAATTTAACAACAGCTATTGCTAATAAACAACCAATTAATAAAAAAACAAATGGAGAAGCATTTGCAGATAAAGTTGTTAGAGACCCTATTGTAGATGTACGGAGAGAGTTAGCTAATGCAGTTGATGTGGATACTACACGCCGAATAATACGAGATCAACAGAATAAAAACTTAAACCTAGCCCCTGGAACAGCCTCTAGAAAACAACACAATCCTGCTGCATTGGCAACTGCAATCCAAGTATCGGCTAAAAGTAAGGTAGCTGCAAAAAGACTTGAAGAACTTGGTGAGGGTGAATTTTCACTTGAGAAAACATTAGAATTTTTTAATCCCATAGGTGGTGAAAATCCAGAAGGGATGGATATTGAAGTATGGCAAACTGCAAAGGATATAGTTTCCGGTGATTTTGATTATGCTGCTTTTAATACACGAATGGAATCTAATTATGGTGAGGATTGGGAGTGGCGTTTTGGAGGATGGTTAGCAAAAGAATCTCTTATTGATGCTGGTATCCTCATTCTTGCTATGACTCCTGGCCTAAGTCCTATTGCTTTTGCCTTAAACGCAGGACAAACAACTCTCAGGGCAAAAGCAGGGGCAGCATTAGCTAGATCGGCTGTAATTGCAGTAGGAGGTGGTACTGCCCAAGCTACTCAAAATGTTTATCTTGATAGAGATGCAAATTTAGGGATGGAAATGGGGTTGCGTTTTGGCGGTGCGTTAGCTGGTGAAGCAGTTATAAAAGGTGTCGGGGCTGGTGCTAGACGTTTGTATGGAAGAACAGCTAAAGATGCTGCCAAAGAAGCTGCGAAAAAAGGTAAGACTAAATTACAATCAAATGCAACAATGAAAGCTGCTTTTGCAGATGTATCGCCAGTAGATTCTCCTCTTGCAGCCGTTGCTCGTGCTAACATGATTAGTGCAGTTAATGACTATGATAAGATTGTTCACAGTACCGCTTCTCAGTGGCTTGATATTAAACGTGCTGGCGAAAAAATGAGATTGGCTGTTGCAGATGTAGTAGGAAAAGAGGTCGAGGAATTAGACCAAGTTGCCACAGATGTAGTATTCTCTCATGCTATCCGTCAAAACAAAAAACTGATAAAAGAATCAACAGCTAGAATTAAAAATCAAACAGGAACAAGTCAAGCACTATCATATGATCTAATGGCGTTAATTGGTGGAGAGTTTGAGAATTTCTCACGTAAAGCGCAATTATTTGTAACAGAAAATGGCCTTGCTCTTCGGGAAATGGCTGATGGCATATCGGCATCAAATGGTGGCTTACTTTCACAAATGATGAAAGGCATGGGTATGGCAGAAAATGTAGAGTTCGGGCTACAAAGTGCCACAAATCTATTGGATGCAAAAAACTATTCAGCTAATGTTGCACGAGGTTTAACACGCTTGTACAAAGATGCAACAAGGGGATTAAGTCAAGCAGAAAAGAAAACTCTCAGTGATATATTATCTGAAGGATCACATAATACAGCCGTATATGATTTTGAAAATATACATCCTGTATTGGACTTACCTGATGGTGAAGTTGTTAGTCAGGGTGTTAAAGAAGCCTATGCTAAAGTAAGATTTACTCTTGATGTAGCTCACGGTGTAATGGATCAAGCACGAGTAACTGCCCTAAAAGGCCGTGTAGCTAAATATGGCAGAGGATATGTACAACGTGTAGATAATAAACCTCCTTCTAAAGATGGGTTTATTAAAGTACGTGAATTTGACCCCCATACTATGCAAGCAAAACCTGATAGTAAAGTCAAAAAAATAAAAATGGCTACTTTTGAAAAGAATGGGTTAGAATCCATTGTCCCGTATCGAAACGGGCATGTACCGCGAGTTTATGAAAATAAAAGATTTCTTGTAGGGGTAAGCCAACCAGAAAAGGGACTTTTAAGTGTTGAAGCTAGTTTTAGTAATAGATTTGAAGCTGAAAAATGGGCGCGAGAACGTACTGCTACAGGGTTAAGTAAAGGTGAAGAAGTTATTCATCTAACTGATAATCTGGATACAGGCGCACAAGGATTTTCTGGGTCGAGGAACTTACATGATCTTATTGCTTCTGCTCCTAAAGAGGCAAGAAAAGGGCTTGAAGCTGCCCTAGAAGGAGCAGGAATCCGAACTGATCTTGCAAAGATAATGACTCGTATTGATCCAGGCTCTCCGTCTGGTCCTGGGTTTGAAAAAGCAAGAACAGATTTAGGTGTTGCTAGTACAAAAAAATTGCAAGAACTTCGTTTAACATATCTTAAATCAAAAACAAAAGAATCTAGGGATGCTGCTAGATTAGCTATTGAAGAAGAATTAAGAAATGTTACAAAACCAACAGAGACTTCAGTTGTTGAGTATTTCCATATATTAGCTCAAAATGCTGGTGCAAGTACGTGGCAAAGATATGCAGTAGACGATTGGATTGCAAGATTTGGAAAGGATTTACTTCCAGATTCATCATGGGCAAATCCACAATTTAAAGTAGGAGTTGCTGCTGTTGATCAAAATGCTGCTAAAGAGTACAGTAAATTTATACAAAGATATCTTGGTAAAAAGAGTATAATGGAGAGGGGATGGGATAATACTCTAATAAGTTGGCGTAATACGTTAGCAACAAAAGCTGGTGATGGAAACCTTGCAGCTAGAGGTGCATTAAAAGTTGTAACAGCCGTACCATTAGCAAAAACCGTAGAAAGTATGCTGAGATTTAGTGCTGCTGCACCTAAACTTTTATTCTGGAACGTACCTCACTTTTTTATTCAGTTTTCGCAAGTCGTTCCTACTATGGGCGCGGCTATGATGCGTAATCCTAAAACTGCTATAGTTGGTATATCGAAGTTACCACGAGTATTTAATATTATGGGGCATGTTGCTGCTGGAAAGCCTGTTACTCGTCGTATGCGCCAATCGGATGCATTTAAAGCATATGAGGATTTAATGAAGTCAGGATACACGGCTGATTTAAATACAAACGATGTCGCCTTTAATATGGGATCATGGCTGGACCCCTCAACTGGAGGTATTATAGCTCGTTCAACAAAAACTGCATTACGTTTTGCAGGACGAGCAGGACAAGCCCCATTTAAATTAGGGGAGGCATCTAATAGGATATCTGCATTTATGGTGGTTAGAGAGCAAACAATTAATGCTTTGCGTAAAGGTGCTACAGATATACAATTTGGCAAGAAAGTATTAACTGAAGCTGATATTGGAAGTGCAGAATTTAGACAATTTATTGTTGATAGAGCAAAAGTATTAGCTCTTGATATGGGTAAAGCAGGAGAATTAAAAGCTTTATCAGCAGAACGGTCAGTACTTTTTCAATTTAAGCAAGTACTACCAAAACAAATATCTATGTTTACGACAAAAACTTTGACGGCTAGAGAAAAAGTAGGTGCTGGATTAGCAATGACATCATTCTGGGGGCTTGGTGGTATACCTCTAGCGGTTGATATATGGGGTGGCCTTAATTGGGCATTTTCCAGTTCTGATGATCCATCTTCATTAAAATCCCTAGATGATAAAGGTAATGAATGGCTGGCAACTATGTCAGAAAATTTCTCTGATTGGACTGATAATGCTGTTGAGGCTGAAACATTACAGAGACTAATTAAAAAAGGAGGTTTAGCCGCAGCTACAGATGGTGAAATAGATATTGTTAGTCGTGTTGCATTAGGTAGTTTTTTAACAGATATGGTGGATATCGAAGACCCGTTTGATTTTATTGTCTCTGTAGCAATTATAGGGGATGCAATTGAAGC